AGATTTTATCTCCTTTATAGAAGATTTTTTTAATACTTCTATGCTTGATTATTCTAAATGGGATAAACTACTACAGGATAATTTTACAAAATACCTAAAATTATTCTAATATAATTCAAAACAAAACCGCCCCTGTGCTACCAACACAGAGACGGCTCACACATCCGAAGATATGCAACATCTTAGCAAAAATATTGTATCATCTTCGGACAGCCTTCGCAATCGGAACATGTTTTCGATGGCTGTTATTTTTATACCTAAATATAGAAAGGAAGATGATTTTATGGCTACTGCTAAAAAACTATCGTCAGGATCCTGGCGCTGCCAGGTGTACAGCCACACCGAGGAGGTAATCCAACCAGATGGATCCGTGAAGAAAAAGAGAATCTACAAGTCTTTCACCTGCACTACTCCTGGAGCAAAAGGAAAACGGGAATGTGAAAGAATGGCCGCGGAATGGGCTGCTGAAAAAGGAATGGCTCTGAAAATTGATGATATCACCTTTGGAAAAGCTTTGGATAATTATATTGCTTCAAGAGAAAATATTCTTTCTCCAAGAACTATTATGGATTATAAATCTATACGGAAACATTATATTCAGTCTTTAATGAATATCAGTATTCGTATGATTACACAGGAACAAATTCAGATTGCAATCAATCTCGAAGCCGTTAAATTATCCCCCAAGACAGTCAGGAACATCCATGGACTGATTTCTGCAGTGCTAAAAGTGTACCGTCCTGGATTTGCCTTGAATACAGCTCTTCCCAAAAAGAAACGTGTGGAACTGTATATTCCAACCGATCAGGAAGTTAAGGCATTACTCAGAGTAGTGGAAGGTACTTCCATGGAACTCCCAGTCCTTCTGGCAGCGTTCGGTCCAATGAGACGAGGTGAGATCTGTGCCCTGGAATCCACAGATATTATCGGAAATGTGGTGCATGTCTGCAAAAACATGGTGGAAAATGAAAATCACGGGTTTACGATCAAGGCGCCTAAAAGCTACGCCGGAGACCGATATATTTCTTATCCTGATTTTGTAGCAGAGAAATGGAAGGGAAAAACAGGACGGCTTGTTCCTATGAAACCAAATGAAATATCTTATAAATTTAAGCGTCTCCTGAAACGCAATGGGCTGCCCCATTTCCGTTTCCACGATCTCAGACATTACTCTGCATCTATTCAACATGCTCTTGGAATCCCAGACAGCTATATTATGCAGCGTGGTGGGTGGGGTAATGACGGAACCTTAAAAGCCGTATATCGTCATGCGTTAGAAGATAAAGCAACAGAAATGGACAATCTTGCCAATAAGCATTTTGAAGAATTAAACAATGCAACACGCGATGCAACACGAATTGAAAAAAGAGCCTGAAATCAAGGCTCTTTAGAGAGGTGCCACCCGGATTTGAACCAGTTTTTAGTTTCTTCCTATTATAATACATCTGTATTATATATAGTATGTCCCTCTTGAAACCAGCAGTTTTACAGCGTTTCCAGTATTGTGCAACAATCTCATTCTTTTATAATCAATAGTCTTATGCTGTAAATATTACAACTATGCAACACGAAATGCAACACGAAGATGATACAATATGTTCCCGGCAGGTGGTTCCTGCCGGGAGGTTTTTACGATTTTAATATACTCCAAACCTTACGTTGCCTTATCAGCAAACAACTGTAAAATAAACTCTCTTCCCATCTGAGTAATTCTTCTGTGATAAATCACCCTTCCGCTGTCAAGAACTTCCTGCTTGATCTCCTCATATCCCAAATCACTGTATTTTGAATACATCACCCATGTTCCGTTGACCTGGTACTGGATTTTCTTTTCTGCCAGGATTTTATTTAACTGGATAGCAGATTTAAGGCCAAGCTCTTTTGCAATTTCAGTCATTGTATATGTCTTATTTACATGCATAAGGATTGCGTTTCTTCTCTCCGCCTCCACTCTGGCAACACGTTCTTCTTTCAGCTTTGTGAGAAGCTGGATCCCAAAGTCCGGATTATTCAGAATATTATCGATCACATTATCTGTGGCATAGATTCCATGTTTACGAATTGCCGGAAGGACTTCATCAAATACCCAATCTTCAAAACGCTCTGCTGACTCTAATTTACTGTGAGTAATAAGTCGGTACATATCACCTTCTGTAATTAAAGCTATCAGCTGTCCGCCTTCCTTAAAGTTGTCGTGTTTCACGACACCCTTGCAATGTCTTAAAATTGCATCTCTCGGATTACTGTATCCCAGAGCATTTGCCACATCTTTTCCTACAAAATATGGTTTCCCCTCAATTTCTACTATCCTTACCTGTCCAAATTCCTCATTATTAAAAATCTGTACTTCGTTCATGATCTGTACTTCCTTTCTAAATTTCGCATAAGAAAAGAGAGCCCGTTTCCAGACTCTCTCAAAATAATATCTCTGTTTTACAGTGCAATCAGATCTCTCCATGTCTTGTCTCCACAGATACCATCTGCTTCCAGAACGCCCTTGCGGCTCTTCTGGTACTGGGTAAGTGCGTGGATTGTATTGGTACCTGCAGCTCTGTCCAGGGTAAGAGGCTTGCCATCCTTACCTTTAAATCCCCTTGCAATCAGGATCTCCTGAAGCAGTAATACAGATAATCCGTTGTCTCCCTTTGTTACTGTTTTTGGCTCAAACATATAACGACCTCCTGTAGTATGATCTCCGGATCCGTTATCCGGGGTGATATTGGTTACAATGCTGTAGTCCGGGCGGCAGAACTTTGTTCCCGGAAGCTGACTGTTATAATAAGCTTTTTCGCACACGCCTCCGCCATTGGCAACAATTCCGGATGCTCCGCTGGTGTTTCCCTCAATGGTCCAGAAGCGATCTCCTGATACCTTTGTGACAATTCCGGTATGTGCGAATGTACCGTTGCGGTAAAAAATAACGATGTCTCCCTTTTTTGGGTTTGCATACCTGGTAAACTTATTTCCCAGATCCGGGCAGTATACATAAGGCCAGTGCTTTAAAATTTTTTTGGCTGCTGCCAGGCCAAAGGCTTTGTAAAAGCACCAGGACACAAATCCTGCGCACCATGGCTGTGCCTGATAAGACGGAGCGATATCCCTCCAATACTTTGTATAATTTCCGCTGCCTGCGTTGGCTGTTTTACTGTCCAGCTGTCTGTTGGATTTCTTTTCCAGATATCCGATCTCTTCTTCCGCAATTCCGATCACTGCGTTAATCGCTTCTTCTGCTGTCATACCTGTTCCCTCCTCTACTGCGTAAGTCCGGATCATCTCAATTACCTTTTTCTGGCGGGTGGTATAGTCCCCTACCTGATTGTTATTACTCTTGTCTGCCGGGTCCGTGCAAAGAGCAGCGTAGATCCGCTCAGAGGTATAAGGCTTGACCGTCTTTCCTAAGACCCTCTTTAAAGCTGCAGCTCCGCCCTGGTGGATGATGTTAATACATTCCATCATTGCTGTATCCGGCATAGTTCCGTAGGTTTTGGTAATACTCTCTGCATACTCCCTGATCTGGGTATCCATCAGCTTGTCCTGAGACTTAATCCCAACAGGTGAGGAGATGATCTTGATAATACACTTTGCTTTTGCAGACGTAGGAGAGATTGCGTACCTGGACCAGTTTTTATGCAGTAGATCTCCCTCTATATCCTGTGTATCAAGGTGCTTGAACTGAACTGGATCTGCTCTCTGAATCTCCTGCAGGAGCCTCTTTGCCTCTCCTGCGTACCACTGGCCAGCTCCGATAGTAATTGCCTTTTCATTAGGGGTATTAGCTCCAGCACCGATAAAAGCATCATATCTCTGTTTTCCGTATACCTGACCACCGGTTTCCACGGCGTACAGAATTTTTCTTAATACTTCGATATTCTTTTCAATCATAGGTTTATCCTCCAGCCAAAAAGATGACGATCACTCGCCCTCTGAATCCTTGTATTTTGTTCTGTCCCAGATCTCCTTGATTTTTTCCCAGCCGCCGGTTGATACCAGATAAACAATAAATGCAGCCAGTAAAGACGCAAATACATAGTACCAGGTGATTGTTATCTTAAAATATGTACAAAGTACAACCAGAGCCACCGGGCACAGGATCATGGATGTGATAAGCGCCACTGCGCTTGTGGGGATCTTTGCCAGGAATGGCATCTCCTTAATTACCTGCACTACAATGGACACCATAAAAGCCAGCACTCCAAGAAGTGCCATACCATAAGTCAAATACTGCATTACTACATTCATATCCATAGTTATTCCTCTCTTTCCTTCAAATCTTCCGGCATTGCCAGAAGTTTATGATACAGTTCCGTTGCTACATCATTCCCTCCAAGGTTATGATATGCATTATAAATCCTCTTGATGGATTCTTTTGCGTAGATCGGGCAATACTCCCGGTCTGTATACTTGTTAAAATTGTATACCAGGTTTTCCCTGAGCAAAGACTGTACTCCCGCCGCTATGGCATTGCTTTCCTTTTTTTGGTTTCTCAGTCTGCGGATGATATCCCCAAGGATCACTCCCAGGATTGCAAACAGCCATGGTACCCAGTTGGCCTGGATATAATCTATAATCGCTTCCACATCGTTCTCCCTTCTTGCGCCGGCGCAAATTTAAGTATTAAAAAGACCTCTACGGTCTGTCTCTGATTGCCATATTGTATCCTCCTTATCTTTCCCGGTATTTATATTGCCGACACTTGCTTAAGGGCGACTACATAAAAATAGCCTCCGCCACTATGCTTCCCATCTGTCTGATTGATAAATTCACATTTTATTGTATTTTCCGAGATTGATGCGTTTCCCGGTGTCAGCCAGTTGCTCCCTCTCAAAAACGGGTAGTAGTGCGTTGCTCCGGACACAGCGCTGAAAGTTCCCGATAACGTAGTCCTCGCTCCGGAATCTACTTGTGTAGTGGTCGTCAGCGAAACGGCCTGCACTGATAAGATTTGATAGTGCCTTCTATTAACACTTGTTTTTAGCTTACTAAGAGATTCGTTTACTTCGTTTACCGCCCCGACAATCTCCTTGCTTGTCGTGTCCAAATTTGCCGCCGTACCAATTCTCAGTTTTTGCTTGATAAAACTTACAAATGTTGATAGTTTTGTTTTTCGCGTGGTTGTACCGTCATCCACTACTGTATCACTGGCATCTGTCAGCTCCGATTCTGTTGCTTCCGGTAATTCGCTGATTTTAATTCCCAGTATGCTGTCTGGCATGATATATCCCTCACTTTCTTGGTTTTTTTCAATCGCTTTATTATCTTGTGTCATTAAGTACCTTCCGTTCGAATTCTGTTGTCACTATTCCTAAAAAGTAAAAATCTTTACATTTTTGTATTGTCATTGTATTTCTTCATGATATCCTCCATTTTCTTGTTCAAAATCTGTATTTGCTTTTCCATAACTGGGATGACTGTTCGATAATTCCAATCTTCAACACTTCCATCGGAATTAAAAATAGCAAGCTCTCTCATGGAATCTGCAATATTTTCAGCGTAAAATCCCGGAATTTCTTTTCCGTTTAAATCATCATCTTTATTCAAATATCCATCCTTGTACCGAAACCAGACAACCGGAACATCCATTAGGGCAAGCGCTTCCTCTTCTGACATGTTTCTTATATGATCCTTATACCTTCTGGAGGAAGATGCAGATAGACCTACATACTTATCCGAATTCAAGACAAGTGTTCTTCCACTGAGTGAACCAAGCCCATGGATTCTGAATCCATCTGTCCCGTCCGAAAAATCCCCACCAGAATTGGTATATAATTCAAGTCCGTATTTTATCGACATTCCATGTCCATTGCTTCTTAGAACAGAACCATCAAATTTGACTCTTCCGTCACTATACAAAGTAAGGCTACCATCTGTGGATTGGATATAATCCCCCCTTATTTTCCATCCCCCAATCACACCACCTACGCCAGCATTTAAGTTTCCTGAAAAACTTCCCGTTGCGGCCTCCAGTTTGCCTTTGAATGTGCCAGTAGCCGCTTTCAGTGTTCCTGAAAATTCTCCCTGGTTGAAATGGACCCCTGTATTGTCGATATAACCAACCTGTGCGCCAGAAGCATCCAGTATTTTTAGTGTACCGTTTCCGTTACCGTTACCCCCCAAGGTCAGCACTCCGCCCTTGGCATAGGTGAATGATATGTAAAGCTGGTTTCCATCCTGATAGATTCCTTTGATCTCTCCATTTTTTGTTAAGAGGTTAAAAATCTCTTCGAACGTCAGCGCATCAACATCAACCACCACTGCTACACTCTGCATATCCATAAGATTTGTGGTTCCACCGGAAGCGTATAATTTGCATCTCACGGATGTAACATCTCTGGGAACACCAATTATGGAACCATTTTCAGCAGCAACGATCTGACCAGTCTGTGTAGACAGCAAAGAATAAAGATAATGCTTTACAGTGTCTTCATTCGCAGTACTGGTATATATGGTTTTCCACGTATTTCCATCCACTGTTTCCTCTATGATAAATCTCCCTGCATACGGTATCCGTGCAGCACTGTTCCCATCTCTATAATACGCCTTAAATTCAATAAAGTTTGGTGATATTGTATTGTCTTTTGATCTTTTAAGCACATTGCTTGAGGCTTCGATAAAGTAGGTTCTCCCGGGGATTCCGTCAGCTCCGGGTTTTCCATTTTCTGCCATAATAACAGGTATGCTCCACTCTGTTGCTGCAATCGTATCGGATGCATCCATACTCGCCGCAGTTGCAAGAATAACGTATAGTGGATCTGTGCCAGACGGAATGGTTTTTGACCATCCATTTGTGAGTCCAGATACTGCTCCCGTAGCGAATGTGTATGTAATCGCCGCCGACGGCTTTTCCGGAACGCTTGTCTTTCTCTGATACAAATAAATAGTTGCTGCATTTAGTCCATTTGCGCCGTTGCTTCCCTGATACCCAACACTATAAGAAGTTGTAGAGCTTCCGTCACTGTAATTAACAATTGTCCGTGTCCATAGGTATTGTCCTTTTTCTATAGACGGCACAGATGGATTCCATTCCCCTGTTGGAGGCGTTGTACCGTTAGAAGACGCCTGATAAGTAATTGATTTCGACGTAATAGTTACAGATGTACCACTTATCCCCGGCGTACCTCCCTTATTTTTCGCCACATTAAACCGTTTCGTTACCGTAAACAGATTCATGTAATTTGCAGTAATATCTACCCACCCAGTATCTGCCGATAATTCAGTAACTATATATTCTCTTCTTGCATTATCCCATGATCCCGTTATAGAAGACGACTTCTGAACAGAATAAGTACAACTTGCCGATACATCATCGTGTCCATAAAATACGGTGACGTGGGTTTTTACAGATGGAAATTGTGATATATTTCCGTTGTAGTCTGCTGGTATTCCCTGATATTCATTATCCAACGACATTGTAAGGTTATGTGCTTTTCTGGATTCTTCCAACGCTTGATTGGCAACCGTATCATCTGTGTAATTATTTAGTTTTTCCCAATCCGAAGATACATATACCCCGCCAGATGCGCGGGAAACAATACAAGTAAGGATATCTTCTCCATTTGTCCACAAGTCTCCAATGTCGTATGGTGGTTGTGGAGTAGTAACAAAAGTTCTTCTCTTTCCGTCTGCAATATCCTTGGCGTTCTGTGCGGTTTGCATTGCCTTTGTGATATCCGTATCCTGAAGCAATATCCAGCCCCAGATACCATTATCCTCCATGAAGCGGTAAGCATATCCTTTGGACTTCCAGAAAAAACGGTCTCCGATATGTTTCCTTCTCTCCTCCGTGGTAGTCCACTGAGATGCAGGATAATTTTGCATGGATGGTTCATAGTCGTAATACCAGTCCTCCACCTGACCGTCTACCTGTGACTGCAGGCTGGAAAGGTCTTTTGATATAGAATCCGCATAATCGGCAAGATTTTTGTCGGCATAATCTTTGACATCCTCTAAAGCCTGTCCGATCGGCCGGCCTCCAATCTGGATTATGTCTCCGGATATCACAACTCTGCCAGTATCCATGTCTACAGAAAATATAATTTCTTTTGTTTCTGCATCCCTTACTATAATCGCACCTGTATTGATATAATCCGCATCAATCCCATGTGCGTACAGGATCTTTGCAATGATATCTCCGTCTAAGACAAATCCATACAGATAATTTTTTCCCCCATCATTCGACACACCGATTGCTTCTGCCGTGATCTTGATTACTGTTTTGGATTCTTTCAGAGTTGGTTTGTCATGCAGATATGTAATTGTGCTCCCATCCGGCTGTTTTTCGTAAGTAGCATATAAGCCGCCTCCGGCATTCAGGGAATCTCCCAGCTTTTTAATTGCCTCCTGCCGGTCTGTCCGTTCCTGCTCAATCAGTTCCTGAAGGTGTACATTGGTCTGAGTATCCTCACTTCCATACTTAGATGCATTCCTCAGACCGGATTCCGCACTGTTCTTCAAAGTTGTGATCCCAAAGAACACAAAATCAATATCCGTGATAAAGGTATTATAAGTATTCCCGCGCCAGTCCGTGATCTTTGCCAGATCCATAAATTCCACCAGTGGATACGTGATGTAATCTCCCGTAAATCTCCGGAAAGGCACTCCTGATATCTTTTCATGGATCCATGACACAAGGGTTTCCTCATTTCCAGAAATCAGAGGATTGCTGACGGTCAGCATATATCCTTCCGAACCGGCACGCACGGTTTCCTCAACCTCTGTTTCCTTTTCCTCTTCTGTTTTTTTCACCTTCCGGGTTGTCTGGATACCTGTAATTGTGATATCACTGGTGTCCATGGTCAGGCTCTTCCACTCTGTAAGGTTATGGCATTCCCTTGTAAAATCCAGGTCATAAGTCAGGATCTCAAGTTTTCCGCTCCGGTTAATGCGGGCATTTCCACAGGCGATCATGGCAAGATAGCCAATCACCTGCCGGAAGGTATAATCTCCGGAAGGCTTTGTCTGGATCTGAAAATCATCATGTAAAAAAGAAGTGGTAGCCATAAGGATGCTGCATCTTGAACAGGCATCCCGTAAGACAGCTCCTGCTGTTGCCGGAAACGGAAGATCTGTGGAATACGCCGCATTTGCCTTGTACATATCATCTGATGCATTTACCACAACTGTTGTTCCATAGCATTCCGGTGCTGTCACCGTAAAGGTTCCAAACTCAATCTTTTCTATTGTATTTAATAGCTCAAAAGTCAGATACAGCCTTATCCTGGCACCATAAAAATCATATTTTTCCAGATGGTCATCCTCATTCAGAAGCTCCATCTGGATATTCCGGCAGATTGCCGCCCCAATGGGGACGGCGTTTGCATCTGCCGAATCTACCACGCTATTATTGGTTATGGAAAAATCTTTCTCTTCCAGATTAAGGACCGTACCGTCAGAGAATGTAACCTCGGCATTTTCTTTAAAATCCTGCCTCTGCATCATGATTTCTTTAAATTCACTGCTTACATTGATCATAATTTACTCTTCCCTGTCATATTAAAAGATAGTTCTTTCAGATACATCCCGTCATCCGATAAACACCCGATGGAGATATTTCCGCTTTTTCCTACATAAAATGGATCATCCCTCCATGTTCCGTGATACAGGCTGAAATGATGCAAGGTAAAAGTGGCGCCTTTTGCAATGATACGAAGAATCTTCGTTGCCTCTTCAACCGGTATGTCGGATGCCTTATAGCTGTACTGCTCTACGGTAAACATCGGGGTAAAATGCCCCTCTCCTGCCTGGGAGCGGGTACTGCCTTCCGTGTATGTTGTTTCAAAACTGTACCCCATATCTTTGTCTGGCTGCCAGATTACTGTCCCGTTCATTTTAATCTTGTCCTGTGCCATATCCTGCCTCCTATGTCAGTAAAAACGGATTTTGCCCGTTCAGGTCTCTTCTCAGTTTTGCTTCTTCAATGACCTCATCAAAAATGGTTCTGCGGTTAAGCTGTGCAGTGAACCTGTACTGACCGCCACCTGGAGATGTTCCGGATTCCTCTCGGACAATCTTCCTCAGAAGGCTTTCCGGCGCTTCGATATTATTTCCGCTTTTCTGATCGCCAAGCACTGCCAGAAATTCAGAACGTGGCGGAATTACTGCGCCGGATGCCAGATACGGAACACTTGGCACACGCGGGAAAGACGCACTAAAACCAATTGTTCGAGTTCCCCATGGTGTAGGTATTTCCCAAGGGCCAAAAGAGACCGCTGATTCAATTCCGCTGATTGCACCATTAATTGCAGATATAGCGCCATTTACAATACCGATCACTGCATTGATTGGTTTTTTTACTAATTTAGACAGGCCATTAAATACATTGGAAAATATTGATTTTACTCTATTCCATGCACGGCTCCATGCATCTGTAAATGTATTTTTGATCCAACTTATTACATCTGAAAAAGTTTTTTTGATCCCTGTCCATACACTTGAAATTTTTGTTTTAACAGAATCCATAATACCGGAAACCTTCTGTTTTAATAAATTAAAACCATTGATTGCTCCATCTTTTACAGCATTAACAATAGTTGTTGTTGTATTTTTGATTTTATCCCAAGTTGTATTTATAAATTCTGCAAAGATATTTAATATATTGCTCGCCTTTTCCTTTAACCCCATAAAAGCATTTACAACATCTTCTTTAAGTTTCCGTGTTTTTTCAACAACCCACTCTTTTAATCGTGTAGCAGCCGCTTTAATTTTATCCCAATTTTTTATAAGCAAAACACCTACGGCAATTGCTGCACCTATTGCAATTCCCCATATTCCGCCAGTGCCAAGAACTGTGCCTATTGCTTTAATTCCTCCTATTAATCCTCCTGATCCAGTAAGCAAGGCTATTAGACCTTTTATTACCGAAACAAAATTCATAACACCAGCAATAATAGACATTATTAATGGAACTATTTTTTCTGCTGCAAAAGCACCAATCAGCGAAACTCCTATGGCATCTATAATCCATTTATGTTCTTCCAAAAATGAGAATATTGCTGATACCGCATTAATAATTAATGGAAGTGCTGTTTCGATCAGCCATTTCAAAAACGGGAGTACAATATTTTCGTATAAATCAGCTAAAAAGTCACCAATAGCTTCAATGATTGGAGACAAGGATTCTATAAGATTTTTAATCGACACCAGCAATGGATAGAAGTCAAGTTCTGCGGCCCATTCCGATGTAGATTTCGTTATTCTTTTTACAAAATCAAGGACCTTTTGGAAAGCATCTGCTATGGCCTGTATAATGGCAGTTCCAACTTCATTTTTATTCCATGCAATTTCTAACTGCATGGCAATATTCCCAACGGTTTTCAGGACGTTTTGGCCTATCTGGAGCATGGTAGAGAGCATCTTTGTTCCAGTTCCATTTGTCCATACAGACATCATGCTTTTTCCTACGCTTTTTGCCAGATTTCCAAGGGATGAAAAAGCATAGTTCGCAGCCTTTATTGTTGCCTCTCCCTCTTTTTCCCATGCCTCTTTGAACGGCTTGAAGATCTCTCCGAAAATCTTTTTCAGCTTATCCGCAAGATTTTTTATGTTGTTTTCAATGGGAACCGTCTCAAACATATCCGAAGGGGACAAACCGCCTCCACCCGCAGATGGACCAGATGCTCCAGCGGAACCAGATCCTTTATCCGATTGATACCGGTTCACTTCATCAAGACCCGACAAATAGCTGTTTTTTGCTTTTTCCGCATCCTTCATGGCATCTGCTGCATCTTGCGCTGATCCCGCTGTATCTTGCAAAGCTGCAGCGTAATCTTTTTGTACTGCTACTGCTTTTGTAAAGCTACTCTGTCCAGTTAAAGCTGCAAAAAACATACCTACATAAGTGACTGCACGAGCCAGCATATCAATAAACGCTGATATGATAGGAGATACCACATTAATAATCGGAGCAAAAGCGGTTGCAAAGGCGTTTTTCAATCTTTCCAAACTGGAAATCATTGCAGACAAAGAATTATTTATGGTGCCGGAATGTTGTGCAAGATTATTGACTCCTTCTCCAATTCCGCTTGTAACTGCTGATATAATCCGAAATACTGTACTGAATAATACAGATGTAGCAAGCATCCGTCCCATACTGAGCTGTGTATTTCTTACAGATTTTCCAAGCTTCGACGTGGAATTCGTAACCTTTTTTGTAGCAGAATCCGTTTTAAAAAGACTTTTCTGATATTTCTGGATATTGTTTTTGATGCCAGTATAAGAAGTATTTAACCGGGAATTCATATTCTCCAGTTTTTGTTCTTCTGCCAGAAGCTTACTCTGAGTTACATTGTAATCTTTCAGGTCAGTAGGATTCATGTAGGCAGATCCGCTTTTTCTCATTTGCTCCTGTTTTTTATTGATGCGGTCCATATCTGCCCAAATTTTGTCCAGTTCTTCATCTAACTCTCTTATGCCTGCAGAATCAATTGGGAACCCCATATTGATCCATTCCATCTGCTTTGCCTCTACAGAGTCAAATTTATCCTCCAAAAGTTTTAATTCTTCTTCTAACTTTTTATATTCAGAAGTCTCAATTTTTTGTTCAGAAAGCTCAATGAGTTTTCTTTTCAATGAATCAACCTTTTGTTCCTGCTGAGCATATTGATTATTTAAACGAGAAAAAGCATCAATCTGTTTCTTTACAGATAGTTTTGCTGTCATTCCTACTCCGGATATGGTTTTTGCCATTCTCTGAAGAGAATTTTCCACTTCTTTAGTTCCAACCTGCATACCATCTGTATCAATAGAGGTATCAATGATTATACTTCCGTCGGCTGCCATGGGATCACCTCCTTACAGCCATTTTTCAAGAGCATCCATTTCTTTTTGCTGCTCTTCACTGACACGTTTTTTCAGATCAATAATCTCTTTGTTTGCGTTGTAAAATTCCTTTTCCCACTTCTCCAGTTTTTTATTGGTCGCCTTTTTCTGCCTGATATTTACTACCTGGGAAAATAGGCATTCTCCAATCTCCATATATGCTCCGACAAATGTCCACCAATGCAGATACGACAATGCTCTGATTTCTGTCCCCTGGATCCTGTTTATTGCCGGAATAATGATCTGTGCATCCTGCTGCCAGTCCATGGTATGAGGTTTTCTTTTCCCATCATCTTTCATTCCGCAGTCAATAAAATCAATGCACTGCTGCCATGCCTCAATATAATCATCCGGAGGAAGAGAATTAAAATCCTCGATCAGAATCTGCAAACCGGTAATGCACTGGATCCACGCTTTTTCATTACTATCAGAATCAGGCTCAAATAAATCCGGGTCATTCATGGCCGCCAGAACGTCCAGAACAGCCCGGAAATCGGTTCTGAGTTTATATATGGTATTATTTACTGTAATAGAAATGGGAAGCTCCCATGCACTCATTTATGGTACTTTGCCGTGTATTTATCCATTCGGCTCTGCACCTTTTTCGTGCGCTGTTTCATTTCCGCTTCGATCACAGAAGAAATAGAATCAAGAATTTCCTCGATATAAAGTTTTCCGTTTTTAAGAGGGGTAAACGGATCCATAACTGAGTAAATCTGATCAGAAATAGGGGCATTGAATAAATGATCTAATTTTTCCGCAAGCTCCCTTTCAGCTTTTTCTAAAGTCATGGAAATCACTTTCATATCAGTTTCCAAATCCCTGTTTTCTTCTGTTTCATCATCAGTTTTTTCTTCCAAAATAATGAGATTATTCAGAAAATCAACAAGTTCATCTGCTCTTTTGATTAATCCCATATCTGTCGGATTGATACAAATAGTAAATAAAGGTTTTCCATTTATATCCAGAAATTCATATTCTTCTCCTGACGAAATGTTTGTTTTAATCTGTTTTGCTGCCATGTTTTCCTCCTTAGTCAGACAAACCTACAGAACGATCATTGTTACTTAATACAGAAGCAGCGCCTGCTACTGTAAATTTTTTTTGTGACAAGTCCCAAGTACCCTTGACACGATTTCCAGCTTTATAAACAGTAAATGGTGTCTGGATTCCAGTAGTATCTCCGCCTACACTATTCGGAATAACATAAACATCCTCTCTATATGCCCAAACTACTGTTGGCTGCTCTTCATCGGACGTTGATGGTTTAATCAGTACATCTACCATGCTTGTCTTACATTTGTCTCCGGTTGCTCTGGTATTTGCTAATTCCATAATTTTGTTCGAAAGCGCGTCCTCGTAATTTTCGTAATAATAAGGATCTACGTCAGACTGGATCTCGTATCCGGAATGCTGCACAGACTGTTCCCCAAGAATATTTTTTGTAATTTCAACATCTGGATTTAATTCTTCATTGTATTCTTCCAGATTCTTTCCAAGACGCACATATTCCACAGCAGCATAAGTGGGATCAAATTTTGCATCCAAATAATGTGCAAGATATTTTCTTTCAATCATAAAAAAGTCCTTTCTACCCATAAGTTTTATGGGGTTTTAATTAACGACTGTGTTCCAAAATCGCAGTCAATGCTATTTACCATTTTTCAAATTCATATATGTATTGTACGGATAAAGGAAGTAACCAGTCCTGTATGCCGTTTTTTTGAGGTTCTAATCCATAAGAATTATCTCTTGTGATACGTTTTATTACTCTTCCATCTGAAAGCTCAGGATAGGTCGTTAAACGCGTCTCTACACCATTTGCAATTACAGGTTCCCGACATATCCATTTACCTAACGTATCAAGAAAATTTTGTACAGACATTTTCTGTCGTTCTTTTGTGGCAACTGTCCGATACACGACATAAAACGGATATCGACATTCTTGTTTTACTGTTCCGCAAACATCTTCTTTTTCACTGAACACCAGTGCTCCGCTGTCCGCAGAAAAGGCAATGCCGGAATCTTCTTTTAATTCTTCGAATTTAATGATCTCGCCCTCTAAAAGTCCCGGATACTGATTTAACAATTCTCTGATTGCGGCTGTTAAAATCTCATATCCTCTTGCATCTTTTCCAATTGGTTTTGTTTCATCCACGCTTTCCGCCTCCTGCTGTACGCTTTACATCTTTGACCCATTTCTTTCCATCTTCTTGTTTGGCAGCGTCAAACCAATGGGACCTTACTTTAGCATTATGTGTTTTTGTATAAGTCAGTTCTTCTTTTGCATTGGTCTTTCCTCCGTATTGACTTACAAGTACCTTTCTGGCTCCTTTTCTTGCAAACGGACTTCCGGTCAATTTATCAACCATGCCTTTTCCTTCGTACAGAAAGCGCCCTTGCGGTGAAATCCCGGCACACACTTGACCGCTCCCCTGAAGAGCTGCACTTCTTGCTCTGGTAGCTTGGATAAAGTTCCCTGAAATCATTGGCATAAATGGAACCATACTGTTCATTACATTTCCATCGAGCTGATACTGCGCTTCTTGAAACTGTTTTTCAAACCGATTTAGGCTTACATCCGCCTTGATATCTCCACTCACGATAGAGAATCCGGAAAAATGAAATGTTCTACTTGCCATATCACGCACCACCAATCTCAAAATGTGGAATTAACGTATACGGTCCACCTACATTGGTTATCAAAAACACATAGTCATGCCGCTTATTCATGTATCCATAAAATCCATTACCGTTTAAGCGATCAGCATAATCAGAATCCTTTACTGGAGCAGTCGGGTATTCGCCCTCCATGAAGAAATCCCCGGAATCAAAGGTAATGCTTTTTGACAGTTCATCATTCGGCTGCTGTTCCCATTCTTTGGGTGGCAACCACGGTAAATCACCAACCATCACGGTATTGTCACCGGAATGGTATTTGATGTGCAGCTTCGCCGTATCTGCGCTGTCAAGTCCGGTCTTTGCGATATTGGCAGCTTTATCCACAATCATGTCAACGCCAGATAAAACATGAGGATACCAATATATTTCTCCAGTCTGGTCTTCGTATTTGTTGAATACTGTTACCGTCTTGTCATACATTGGTATCCTCTCCTTGTCTTACAGCTCGTATTTGACGTTTTCCCATTTCTTATAGGCGTCAAAATACAGTTCGTTCTTGTCTCCGTTGTATGTAAGTTCGTAATACATTCCATCGGAGACAGTTGTACTTGCCAGCGCCTTGTTGTTCTGCAATGTCTTGCATGACCAAACAATAAACACATCGTCTTCTGTAATCTTCTTATTGTCCGTCTTATCAGCATGATTGTTAAAATATTCAACGACCTTTTCTTTTACCAATTTTAAAAACTTATCGTTTCCCATGATTTCTCCTTTACATTCCTGCATACAGCAGGCATATTCCTTTGTTATCCGTCACGCCGGACAGATATTCAGTTGCAACCTGATACAACAATACGCTTTCGACTTTCTTATCAACTGCTGCCTGCCCGTAGATACTTTCAGTGTCGCCGGAGCTTCCAGTAGCGAAAGAAATACTTTCAGAACCGGAAGAAATAGATGAGACAGCTTTGCTTACTACTGTTCCGTCTTCTCTGGTTACGGTTCCGACAGATTCCATAGACGCTTTCTTGATCTGGTCTATCTGGTACAATGCTTCGGCTACCGCACATACAGCTCTTTTTACCTTTGTAACGGCTCTTTCTTCTTCCGGGAAGCCATTCACAAGCCTGTCAAAAGTAATAGCGTCTATGCGGTCACTGGCACGTTCAGCGTACTTTTGAAAGTCGGATTCCGGCACAGTATCGCCGTAATACTTTTCTGCATAGAATTGATAATCAGCGTATGCCATGCCGGTTCCTCCTTAATTAAATGTTGCTTTCTGGAAATTGAACGTGACAACAGGGCTACCATCCACTTCTATAGTGAATGTATCGGTCTTTGTAACCCGCAAGACAATCTCGGGGGCAAATGTCATGTTCTCTTTTCCTTCTGCTGCAACGCCATTCTTTTTAATCGTCATTTTGGTTCCCGTCTGTGTCAGTTTGAACGGGAAGTAATACCCACTCTGTTCTTCTGGCTTACTTGAAAACTGCGTATAACCTGTTACATTCTTAATGGTTCCGGTTACGCTTCCATCTTTCAGCACTTTCAAATCACTGCCAACCAGACTTGATACCCGCTTACCAAGCAGGGTCTGACCTTGCGGGAATAGTGTTAATACGTCAGACCCGATCATTCCCCCGATGAAATGGTAATAACAGCAATTGCGTCAATATATTCCGCAAACAATGTCATACCCATAAGCGCGTAGGATTCACCGACCGCATGGCGGTAATCGCCGTTTGCATGGAAACCAATAAGGTTTGTCTCACCATCCACGGTATAAGAAAGTCCAAGCTGCTCAAATCCGGAATTGCTCGGGTCAACATAGTACAGGACAATGTTGTCTGCTGGTGTAGCAATTACTTTTCCTTCTTCAATCTCGCTGGAAAGAATAAGGGTCTGAGCGCCCATAAAGTTCTTGATATAGTTAATACCAAAGGCAGTCTGCACAGAAAGCTCCGCAGCACCAAGGTATCTGTAAGCGTCCAGAGTGTTTACAAACACAACAATGTTTGTGGTGTCCCTGCGCATTTTCTTGAACTTATCAATAACTTTTCCGATTGCCATAGCAACAGCCATCTGGAAGGTTGTTTCTGTGGAAGTCAGGGTTCCGGTTGCCAGATAGTCATAAAATTGATCAAGGATATTACCCTGAAGCTCATTCAGGAAAGCTTCATCAGTCATCTGAATAGCTGCCTCTGCGCCTTTGTCCGCTACCGCTTCGATAGATACCGCTTTTGCAAACTTCTCCAGCACAATTTTGTCATACGTTTTTTCAGTTACAGTTGCCTGAGAATACGGGATTTCATCGCCTTCTGCAACCTTTCCATTCTTAAGAGTTACTGTTGCGCTCTTGGATTTCAGTTCTGTTCCATTTTCTTTTCTGATGGGCCGCATAATACCGATGATTTCCCGGAGGGAATCCCAGTTCCGCGCGAACCGTGTAACAAAGTCAACCTCTCTCGCTGTTACAGCAACATTGGCCGACATAGTAAGATTTGCTTTTGCCGCCATGTCATTCTCCTTTTCCGAATAAGTTCAAATTCTGTGCAATAGCAGTCTGTCTTTCAGACGCATCTTTGATTTTCATGATATCGTCTTTTGTCATTGCACCGGTTCCGCCGGTACTCTTTCCGGTTCCCGGAACGGTAAACCTTGCCGCCTGCTGCTTTGCCTTTTCCTGTTCCTCGTCAACGAACGCCGAAGCATCTCTTTCTTTGATCTGTCCAATCAGGTCAGACAGTCCGAGAATCTTTCCATCTTTCAGTTTCAGACCGGATTCTTTAATTTCTGCCATGACTGCCCGTTTTGCTGCGTCACTGGAAAATTTTACGGATTCCAATTCCGTTTTCAGAGCGTCAGAAAAATTTCTTTCATAGATTTTCTGCTCATAGTCCTTTTCGGCCGTCTCTGCTTTCTGTTTCCAGGTATTCAGTTCCGTCTGCATAGTTTCTAGATCCACGCCGTCAAACTTTTTCAGCGTTTCCTCTGCTGTTTCCGCTTTTGACTTCCAGTTGTCTCTTTCAGTCTCGGCCTTTCCGATTTTCTTTTCATGTTCTGCTTTTGTGACGTAATTCTCAGACACCTTTTTGGTCAGGTCTCCTTTTTTGTCTGATGGTACTTCAATTCCCAGTTCTGCTAAGATTGCTTCAATGTTCTGCATAATAATCCTCCTAAACGTCTACTTATTAACCGCCCGTCAGCGGTAATGGATTCAGACAGATAAACCTCTGTCGGGGTAATGCACACGCCGGAAATTGCATCCGCTTTTCAACCTCCGGCCGGAGCCGTTTCTTTTAAGGACGTGTGCTAAGAAAGGAGGTGTCAAATATAAGAAAAAGCCAGTCAACCTGTCGGAATTTCCGATAAGTTCACTGGCTCTGTGTCTGGCATCTGGCTCTAAATTATTTTGTTGTCACTTTGAAAGGTCTTTCTACATCGATAATAAATGTATTTTTGCATTTTGAACAAAACGAAGGCAGATTTTTTATTTCGGTATCTTCGTTGATTTTTAGTTTTATTTTGTTTCCGCAAATAGGGCAATATACCCACTGTTCTTTCATGCTCTGCCTCCTTTTTTCGTTCTACACAAATTTTACCATATTTTATTTATTTCATTGTACCCATATTTTAAGGCGATAGCCGAAGCCACCGCCTTTTTATTACATCATGCCACGGATTTTGTCTATATAGCGCCTCATGGTTTCACGCTCTTCTTTACAATCGGCGTCCCGGCTCATCTCTTCCAGTTCTCCAGTAAGAGCGTCCATGTGCTCTTCAAGTGCTGCAAGCATACGCTGTTTACAGTCCATATCCTTTCCGGAGCGATAGGAATTTTTTTGATCCATATATCTGCTATATGTATCTTCACCGGAACCATTTGCACGGCTGTAATGTCCTCTCACATAATGCTTTCCACGAGTGCCACGGTAGGAATTATCACTGTCATAGTTTGGCATCATGCCATCACGGGAATATCTCCCCATGCTGTCACGGTTCCTTGCCTGACTGTATCCGCCTTCCATTTCCGCAAGTACAGTGTCGTAATACCCTTCTTTGCATTTCCAGTATTCGACATTCTCCATGTCCTTCAGCATATCAATCAGTTTGTATGCGGTTTCAAGGTTTCCTGTGTTCAGGCCCTTATCCGCAATCTTATCAAGCTCATCCTTGATATTTTGCATTAATTTATAACTCATAGCCTGTTCTCCTTTCTTAACCACATACCCTAACTGCTGTCAGGTTTGGATTGTCAACGTCTACGGCAGAAGCACCGGTATTCTGTACAGTGACGGTCTGGCAACATCCGCAAGGCACATCAACGTAATGCTGTGTCGATACATTGAAATACTCAGATACTGCCGCCGGAGTGGCACGCATAATGGAGCCTGTCAGTGGTTCTCCGTTCAATGCAATTCCAAGGGATATTTCCCCAACGGTTCCACCGGTGGCCGGAACTGCGATATTTCCGGCAAAAGAAACCAGGTATCTTCCGGGTTTCACAAGGGTAAGCTGTGAGCTTCCGGATCTGTGGCGTTCTGCGCCGCATTTGCTCCCGATTTCATTTGTAAAAGGTACGCTCTGCCCCACCGCAACGGTAGAGACAGCCGGATTCAATAATTCAATCATAATTTTTCTCCTTTCATATCACAAAAGGACAGACCATCGGCCTGCCCTCCTGCGTAATAACGGCTTATGCCGAACATCCCGATCTTATGCCGGGAAGAAACTCCGATATAAAGTTTTAGCAGCATCCGCATCCTGTATTACATCCACATCCATTTACGCCGAAAGTAAAACCTGTCGGGTTGATAATAGAAGTATACGGAGACATAACCGGATAACTCGGTGTAGGTGTCGGACGCAGAGCATTGATAATGTTCGTTGTCTGTGCCTGATTGGAAAGCTGAAGCTGCGCAGACTGTAATTCGGTCTGAAGGGACTGAATCTTGTCCTGAGTAATGGTGTCAATAATTCTCTGTGTTCCGGCGTTCTGAGCCTCGATCACATCACGGAAACCATTATTGACCGTATTCTGGAGAATGTTGGTCTGTGCTGCCATATTGTAATTGACATCACCAATCGCCTGTTTCAGATCGCAGCAGCACTGCTGATTCTGATAGCCCAGATTTGCAATCGCAGAATTTACACCTGCGAAGCCATTACAAAGCTGAGTGCCAATTCCGGTAATACCGCTCTCGATACCCTGAGTAGCCAGTGCAGCGTCAATATCGCTTCTGGTCGCAAATCCCTGGAATCCCGGTGTATTTGTACCGCCTCCGTTGTATCCACCGCCGAAGCCATAACCGCCCCAACCGCAGATCAGCAGAAAGAGGATGATCCACCAGCCGTTACCATCTCCAAAACCATCATTGTTTCTATTACCTCCAGTTGCGGCAGCAATATCAGCTAAGCTATAATTTGTATCCATAACTTTTGCTCCTTTAAATTTATTTACAAAATCATGGCCATTGATTTATGTACTATTTGAACAGCCCTTGCAGCTGTTGAGCCATCTGCTGAGCTTTATCAAGCTGTGCCTGAGATATTTTCCCAGACTGTAAAAGTTTCTGAACTTCTTCCTGTGGGTTTACTCCCTGCATCTGTTTTTTGAACTGTTGGAACTGTTGAAGCACATTCCCCGTCCCGTTATTTCTGCCGCCGCCAAGAAGATTAAAAAGAGGATTGCTCATAATATCACTCATCCTTTCCAGTAGGCTTTGTGGCTGTTTCCACAAGACCGTATAATTTTTCGTATTTGCCCCGTAGGTCGTTGTATTCCTGACGAGTAACGTATTTATCGTCTAAGTTTGTTTCCGGCTGTTTCTGTGCGTTCTGGTACGATCCAGTGACTTCCTGATACACAAAGGTTCGTAGGGTAGGCATGCCTGCCTGATCTGTTGTTTTTATATAGAACTGAGAATTCTCTGAGTCCATTAACAGTACACTTGTATTCGGCGCCACAAGGTAAGACTTCGCTCCGGCTTCTCCCTGCACCCAGAGAATCCCCTGATTTACATTCTGCTGTTGCGGCTGCTGATACTGAGCCTGCATATTCGCCAGCCTGTCCATTTGCGGCTGCAACGGGTTCACCTGCCCGAACTGATACGGGTTATATCCATAAAGCGGTAATGCCATGTTATCCCTCCGGTCTTGACTAAATTCTTGACTAAACCTTGTTTATTCTTGACTTAATTTTACGTATAAAAATAAGCCCTCAACAGGCTCATAAAGAACCGCCAAAGGCTTCATAAAGTATATAAAAAGTATATTCTATTATTTTAAAATCCTAGGCCAGTATACGTTATCAATTCACTGCTCCATTCGTTCAGTATTAGTTAATTGTATGATTTTCTTATTCACTCTACGGCTAACCTTTTTAACAGTTGTCATTTCACAGTGCATAATTTCAGCGCATTTTTCAAGTGGAGCATTTTTCTTTCTAAGATTAAATAAAATTTCTTCTTGTGGGCTAAAATTTGCAAATTCAGAATAGTATGCTAATTCTGGCTCAGTAAAATCATACACTTTCAAAAGCATTCTCCTTATTGCTGCTTCGACAGGTAAGAGATAAGCTTGTCCCTCGTTTTTTTTAACTGTTCTATGTTGTTTCCGGAAATCTGGCTATTCAGCATATTTATAAGCGCTTCCATGATAAGGCCGTCACGCTCTTTAATGTCCTGAATCGCCTGAAAGTCGTTCTTGTCATGCTCTTCCAGAACCTTTACCCGGTCATTCAACTTTACCGCTGGCGCAATCCACTTCTTAATCACAGCCGCTGCACCACCTACAACAGAGATACCGCCACACACGGCAAGAATTGTTTGTATCGTCTCCATTACGTCCATATCATCTCTCCCAGTAATATATTGGTATCTCGTTTCCACTATTCCACGAATCCCAGTAAAAACCATCCTGTACGCACACCACATGCCCGTCTATCGCCAGTATGTACGTTCCTTTCGGGTTGTCCTCGCAGAAATCTTGGACGGTGTAAATATCCTGCTCGTGATCGTCTACCAGATGGCGTCGGAACCCGTTTCTACGCAGGTATGCGCCCCATACATGGTTTGCACTAGGCATATCCGCAAGAGAGAATCCCATGAATGAAAGTCCAGCGTATGTAGTTTCCCAGTCTTGATTTAAAGCCTTGCTTATCGCCCTTACTGTGCAATCTCCGACATTACTTCCATTGGGGCTAGGATTATAAAATTTCCACCTGTTCATAATCATTCTCCCTTTGCATTCTGATATCGCCGTGCCGCCCCTGCTGCTTTCGCCGCCTGCTGCCTATCCCAACGGGCCACTTTAAGGCGTTCAGCATAACTCTTTAGGCCATTTTCTTCACAATATTGCTTATATGCTTTATTCTGCTTGCTCAACGTGTAAGACTTCCGATCAAGTTTCTGCTGCAACTCAAATTTCAGCTTTTCATCTTTGCAGTTATCAACAGCGGTCTGAAGATTCTGTACTTTTCGCTTGCTGTCCCTGATACGACGTTCAAGTGTCCGCTGCCGCTGCTGTGTTTTATAGGCTTTTCGGTTTTCTTCGCTGTCGTACTGCTCAAACGGGTTTGTTGATATTCCCGGATAAAACGCCGAAAATGAGTGCCTACAGTTTGCCCCGCACAGCCCGTCAACATAGCCGAACCTGGTAGATTCAACAAAATCAGGATATTTCTTATCTGGCTGTGGGAGTTCTTCATTTCCTGTAAACAGCTCCGGTTTTAATTGTTTCATGGTATCCCAGTCAATAGAAAACACTTTTCCTTGCCACGGCTGATGTGTCGGCCTTGCGCCCATATGGCTTGATGTGAGCGCATACCCAACACCGTGTTCTATCATTCTCGCCAACCCCACCTCTGCCGCCGCCTGAGATATGCCAGTACGGACAATCATCATTGTTGCGGATTCAATGGACAGCTTATAACCGGAAGGATAGTTGACTTTCATTCCAACCTCTGACACGTCATTGATAACGTCCCTGACTGCTTCTGTATACGATACAGCCCCGGAAACAACCATGTTATAAGCATTATCCATCTGATTGATAAAGAACCTCTGGGCCTCGTTTGCGGTGGTTCTAGTAAAGTTCCGCCACTCCCCTGCGGTAGCCTCGTAATTGCGTTGCATTATCCGCATAAGCGCCGGGGATTGCAGGAGAGGAATCGGAGATAGCCCGGCAGCCTGATAGATTTTATCATCCCACGATAACGCCTGTACTCCTGCGTCCTCCATAGCTTCTTGAATCTCTTTGACCTGTTTCTTTGTCTTGTCGGCAAGTTCCTTTTGGATATCTTCCAGCAGATAGCCAGCTTCCTGCAAGACTTCAATCTGCCACTTGTCCGTGGCGGTCAGCAGATAATCTTCGCCCCGCCCAAGACGTATCATCATTCTTTCTATGATTCTTTTTATTATATTGGCGTGAAGTTCACTTGCTATCTGTTCTGCGCCCTCTGTAATTCTGTACAGATAATCAGGTGTAAGCATTTATTCACCTACCTGTCAAATAAGTTTCCAATAGAATGTCTATAAAACACTCTATCTTGTCGCTTTCCGCATTTTTCACATTGACAAAATATAACTACCACTTCGTTACCACTGTAATCATATTTTAAGTGTCTTGGCATACCTATCTTTTTCCATTTATGTTTACAGAACATTATTCCTCCGTTTCGATTTCCGGTACACTTACCTCTGGTAGTCCCGCAATACTCGTCAGAACTGATACCACGCCTGCCAGTACAGCAGTTGACGCTACTACTACCCAGTCAACTTCTGAAATCATGGCAGACGCTCCAATAGCCGCAATCGCCGACTGCGCCACGGTTTTTACCGCTCTTACTCCTGCTGCTTTCGCCCAGTTAATCCAGTATTCCTTATTCTTCATAGCTCTTTCTCCTTTTTCAATATTATGCATTTTCCCACGCCTGCGAATATTCCTCCGGGCTAAAATTGGTATCTTCAATGCATTTCTTTATAGTTCCGTCTGTCCATACCATGTACTCTCCTGCCTTGTACATATCATGCGCTCCGGTCGGGGCCTCCCACGGGAGGACATATTCCTTTTTTCGGGAGTGCCAAGGCTTCCACAGAGTAGGCGTATCAATCGTCCAATCTTGCTGTACTGACCCGTCATACGCCGTCATGCACTCTCTGGGGTATCCTGTAACCGGATGCGTCCTCACATCTCCAATCTCATATGTATGGTTCTGCTCGTATACGGGTATTAATCCCCGGCAGGCGATTCCTTCTGTCTTATCGTCAGTTCCTGCAATCTCATCTAGCAGTTTATTTCTGGCATACCGGATCACGCTTTCTAAGGATTCTGAAATCAT